ATCTCCAGTTTGAGAATCCGAATGAATATCTCTCTCTAGCTTTGTATCTCATATTTCCTGTATCAAAATCACCTTCAAGTGATGTTTGAAGAGGGGATCTAACAAAATATTTAAATCCATCAGGCACATCAGTTTTTAGGAAGAATGCGTCTGGGTCATTGAGGTAATGGTTTACCACATAACCTTCAGGAAGCATACCCATATTACTGATAGCATTGATGTCATTGTCAGATGTACCTACTCTACCTGGAGATTGCAATAATCTGTCAGCCACAAATTGTAATTGTGGTGGAACGATTAATTTAATTCCTTGCAGAGCTATAGATAGCCCTCTGTCATCAACCTGAGTTGAGATTCTGATAAGTGAATCTTCTAATGAAGTTTCATTCAAGTCAGCAAATGTAGAAGCTCTGTTTGCTCCTGTCCCGCCACCTGAAAGTGGGTGTGATGAAGAGATCAAAGGTTGACCATCACCACCAGGGAAAGAAGTTGAGAAAGCATTATTTAAAATACTTGCAGCTTTAATCTGCTTTGTATTTGCCATACTTCTTGCCAAAGCTTTTGTGTATCGAGAACCAAGTCTATCATATAGATTGTCCTCCACTGCTTCTTCAGTTAATGCAAATGCCAGAGCAATAGTTTCATGCTCGTACCTTGCAGTAAATCCTTCGTTTGCGTTGTCGAATGCGACACCTTCACCTTCTGGCTTGACTGGTGCATTACCGAAACCAACGATTAAGACTTCTTCTTCGAATGCTCTGTCGGAAGATTCTTCTTCATAGATTTCTGCGTGCTCATTGTCATATCTGGCATATTCCATACCAAATAAAGCGTTAAGGCCAGGTTCTAATTCTTTTGCTAATTGTGCTCTATTAATAGCCATTATTACTCCTTATTATATGCCAGCTTCAATCTTATAAGCATGCTCGTTAATTAAAACAATCACGTTTACGTTAGCTGATCCAAGTTCATTATTTTCGCTATCTTTAGAAACACCAACGATTCTGTAGTTAGCTGTACTAGCTCCTGATGAAGAACCGACTTCTGCAGCGGATTGACCTGTAACGGTAGAACCAGCTGTATAGCCAATATCAACATTAGCGCCAATGTCAGTTCTAGCTAAAGAACCTGTACACTGAACTTCATATAAGTTGAAGGGATTATCTTCAACAAAAGCTACAATATCTCCTGTTGCTGTTTGGGCAGCAGGGAAATGAGCAGAGAATTCTACTTCTTTGCTACTTGCGTTCGTAAATTTACATCCTCTAAAGATACCTAGTATTTTTGTATCACCTGCGGCATCGGCTACGTCGATAAAACCGCCTGTTAACATTTTTACTGGGTCGCCTGAGAAGATTCCTTGGGTTGAGCCAGATTCAATATTGTATTCGTTAACTCTACCAGAGTTATCTCCTGCCAAATTTCCTACTAACTTAAAACCAAAGGGTTTATCTTGGTTTGCCATAATTTATCCTTGTTAATTATTTACGTTTACCGCCTCCAAATGTAACACTAGAAGTTCTCCTTGGAGACATTATCGGAGAACGAGCATCAGATTCTTTCATGAGGTCGTTGTCAACAGCTTCTTGTGCATTTGTTGTACGCTGTTGGTAGTAGGCGTTACGTTCGTTTCTTGTTTCCTCTGGAATCTTAGCTAATAATAAACCTCCCACACTCACAACTCCTGCGTGCTTGCCCTGTTCTAAGGACGGCAAATCAAAATCTCCTATCTCTTCACTACGTACCAGTTCAAAACCTTCACGTGTTCTTGACATGACATTTTTCTTATCATCCTCATTCAACAGTTCAGCCCTAATCCATCTATAGACGAATCCAGGCGGTGCTGGTGGGGTTTCTAACATACTTGGTGGTGACCAAGGTTTGCGTGCGTCTTGTGACTCACGAGTATCAGCAGAGCGGGACACTCTGTCGTTTATAAATCTTCCCTTTGAATCTCTTTCCATTTTTTACCTTTTTACAAATTTTGCGTACTCACTTAGAGGTACGTTTAGTTTTCTAGCCATCTGTACTTCAGACGGCGATAATTTTACTTGCTTTTTATTTGAGCTGGTAGAGGTATCTGCTCTTCCGGCTGAAGCAACTCTCTGTTGTGGTTTCTTGTTTTCAGTTTTTTCAAACTTATGTGGAAACTCAACAGCTATTCTTTTATCTATCTCAGTATAATACTCATCTGAGCTAGGATCAAACCCTTCTTCTTCGACTAATTTTTTGTGTATGTTCATGGCCGCTAAAGTCATAGTCTCATCACTGCCAAACCATTCATTTCTGTCAGTCCAGTCTTCAGCTTTTGGATCAGGTGCTGGCGCTTGATAATTTTGCACGACAGGTTGTTCCTGATGTGTCTGAGATTGTTGAATTTGATATTCAGCTTGTGAGCGTGACTGTTTCACTCTGCTTTCTTCAACTGCAATCTTAGCTAAAATATCTTGTGCTTGTGCTACTTTGTCAAAGTCTGAATTTTCATGAGCAGTTTTTAGTGCTGCAGTAGCTTGAGCTCTTTGTGATTTCAGCCGTTGCTCTGCCTCAGATAGATATGATTTATCTACGGTAAAACTACGCTGTTGAAGTTGTTGGTTTTGCTTTTGCAACTGACTGGCGTAGGAGTATGCAGATTCACTTGCTCGCTCTGCTTCTCTTAACCGTCTTGTTAAATTAGATATACGTTTTTGAACACGATCAGAATAATTTTCTAATTCTTCTTCGCCTTCAACATTCTCTTCTTCCGTAGGTTGCTCAACAACCTCCTCTACGTTTTCTTCTGCATTAGAATCTTCTTGGGTTTCTATTTCGACAATTTCACCCTCTTCTAATACCTCTTCTTTTTTAGCTTCTTCTGCCATTTTTACTCCTATACTGCAACGATGTCAGTCGGGTCATGTATGGTGGCTATAACTTCATCATCGTTTATGATTCTGCATTCTGCATCGTCACCGAGTTTGAATCTAGCACCAGCATACCTCCCTATCAACACCCATTGTTTTTCTTTACACCAACTCTGGCCTTCAAATTTTTCGCTCTTATAGCAAGAAGGACCCATCTTGACAACGTATGCACATACAGTTGCAAGTGACTCTCTATCAACAGTGTTCTGTACTAAATGAATACCACCTTTGGTTATGCCTTTGCCTGCAAACGGCAAAATTAAAATACGCCAACCAGTAGGTTGTGGCATTCGATCTAGTATTGATTTATCTAAAAGTGTTGGGTCTAAAACCCTTGATGCTTCAGGCACGTACGCCTGGTCGATTTGATCGCCTGTCTCTTTGTTTTGCTCTTCTACTTGTTTAGCAACATGATCAGGAACTATTATCTCGTTCTTCTTCGTCATCTTGTATTACTTTTCCCAGCAGTTCTCTAAGTTCCAATTCTACGTCAACAAGAGAACTGTAACGTCCACGTAGAAACTCGTATTGGTTCATGTCTTTGACACCAG